TTGGCTTGTGCAAAAGCAGAGTTTGCTGTAGACCTAGCAAAAGTATCCAAACTACCAGTTGCACTATTAGCGGCATCGTATGCGGCTTGTGCTAATGTAGTCGCAGTATTTGCTTGTGCGTATGCACTATTCGCAGTCGTTCTTGCCAGAGAATCTGAAGTTGATAAACCTAGATAAGATACTGGTCTATTTTCCCAAAGACTATTTGATGAGTTATATACGAGAATGTCGGCATTTGATAACGCAACATTATGGTCAATGTTTACATCGTGAATCTCATTTAATTCATAGCCGTTTTGAGGACGAACATAGATTTGTCCTTGTCCCTGATTTGCACGTTCAACAACACCAATATAAACTAAGTGTTGTGGTGCGTATGGTTTTGTTGACGTTAATTGACCGGCGGTGTTGGCAAGATAAAGTGTATCGCCTTCATTATACGCTTGAGTATTAACACCTGTCAAAACACCCTGAGTAATGATTAAACCTGTACCACCAGCAGTAATGCTTGCGCTATAAACTAGACCAAGTGTTTTTGCTGAAGTTGTGTCGCCAGTATTATTTGCTAATTTAACAGACGCTCTGTTACCAGTTGCGGCATGAAGATATACTGCTTGACCTTTTGTAATGGTAAAGTTTTCTGCGTTCTTAACTTCAGCAAATACTTGAGTAACATCAGTAGGATTAAAAGAACCTGCGGTAGGAGATACGAATGTGAATTTTTGAGTTGTTTCATCGTAAGATAAAACATATCCATCGATGATGCTGTCTCTGTCAACGTCATCAAGATATCTTAGATTGACTTCACCACCACCAGATGCTTTCCATGCATCGTTTGCTAATGAACTTGATACAAGTGCATTGAGTTTATTTTTGTATTGACTTAGATCGTTTTCTAAAACAGATTTAAACTTTTCAAACTTCTGTTCTACTTGTTTACTGTCACCATCTTTACCTGGAGGACCTTGAATTCCTTGTGGTCCGGGTTCGCCCTGAGGACCTCGTTCACCTTGAATCCCTTGCGGTCCAGTTCTTCCTGGCTCACCTTGAGGACCTCGCTCTCCTCGAAGACCTTGTTTTCCGGCGGGACCAGCGGGACCAACTGCGCCTTGCGGTCCATCTCTTCCGTCCAAACCATTTTTTCCCGGATCACCTTTTTCACCCTTGTCTCCTTTTTCTCCACGGTCGCCCGTGTCGCCTTTAGGTCCTTGTAATCCTATTGGTCCTTGTTCTCCTCTATCGCCTTTATCTCCTTTTTCGCCTTTTTCTCCGCGATCACCTTTAGGTCCTTGTGGTCCAGTTTCTCCGACAGGACCAATCTCACCTGCAATTCCGCGCGGACCTTGATCTCCTTTTGGTCCCTGAGGCCCTACATCTCCTTTAGGTCCTTGTTCTCCTTGAGACCCCATAGCACCGCGAGGTCCAGCAGGACCTTGTATGCCTGGTGGACCTTGAACGACCTCAACTAATTTTTCTGTATTCTTTAATTCTTCTCTAAGTTTGCTTATTTCTTTTTTAGTATAAGCAACTGAAGCCGCAACAGAAATTGCTTGGTCGATAGTTAAATCATCTTTACTCTTTGTCACCCTTTGCCTCTTCAACTAATGTGTCAAAGAATTTAGTCATTGACTTAGCCAATTCTATTTGGTCGGCATCAGGAACAACACGCTCTCTTTCTTCTTTCTTCACATTAATTACTACTTCTTGTGGAGGAGGTGCTGTAGGTGTTTGTTGTTGAGGAATTTCTGGAAGTTCAGGTTCTTCGTCTTGATTTGCAGATTCTTCTTGCATTTCTTGATCAAGTTCTTTAATGTCATCTTCAGTTTGACGCAATATGTTTTTGCGAACCCATGTCGAAGAAAAATATTTACCAACATAATTATCAACATCACTTAGAATACTCAAACGTTCTTTCATAATTTCAGTTTCTTTGAGTTCAGCAAAGTGCATGTCATTAATGAAATCATATGAAATTTCTTCTTTCATCATATTCCATTCTGCGCGAGTACAAATGCCTTTCAGCAACAACTGTGTTTCAAGTAAGCGATCAAATAGATGAGAGAATCTTAAACGAAGTCTGCCAATAAATTTAGAAAATTTCAATTCATCGCGAGTAATCTCAGATGCACGACCAAGTGAAAATCCATTGTCAGATTCTAAACGAGAAACAGGAACGTTCAATGCTTTATACATCTTCTTTTGGAAGTATAGGACGTCTTCAATCTCGCCTAGATTTTGTCCAGCAGGCAATGTGGTAATTTCTGTGCCTTTACCGCCTTCTCTACGTGGCAGCCAGAAGTCTTCAAGCATTGTTTGAAATCTTCTATCGTCACGAATCTCACCTGTCTGTGCATCATAGACAAGTTTATTCTTATACTTCTGCATAATTTCGCGTAGGTATTGTTCTGCCTTCATCTTAGGCAAGTTACCAACATCGATATAAAAAATTCTACGTTCTGGTGCGCGAGAAATGCGATAGATTACAGTTGCGTCTTCAAGCATACGCAATTGATTGAGTGGCTTAAGTGCTTTGTGTAAATGCGATATAATAATTTTTCCATCTTTATCTGTAATGCCTGAATGAACATAGCATACAGAATCAGGAGAAATTTTTAAGCCTTGATTACCATCATTACTGAATCCTTTTGCCGAGTAAATGAAATATTCATTCATTTCTGGCTGAGCGGCTTGTGCCTGTCCAAGTGGCTGTCTTGTTTTCTTTGCTTCGCGTACTTTTCGAATCTTTCTCGGATCAACATAACGAACTTCTTTAAGACCTTGACGAGGATTTTTTTCATCAATCATCATGTGATAGTAGAGTCTACCATCGACATACCAACGTCTGAAAATATCATAACCCTGATTGTTGAAATCAAGCAACTTCATGATTTGATAATATTCATCACGAATTTTTTTCTTAACCGCTTCTGGTTGATTTAACTTATCCAAAATAATTTGAACAGGATAATCACCATCATCGTAAACAATTGCTTCGTTTACGATATCTTCGATTGCGGCATCACACTCCGGCTGTAATGCCATTTCACGATATCTTTTAATTAAATCTGCATCATTTCTAATAGAGCCTTCAAGGTCCGTATATATGCCATAAACACCACCACCTGAAACGGCAACTGCACCGTCATCTTCAACTGGAGGCGCAAATGATTTTACGTCTGGTAATTCTTCATCTTTACCAATTTTATATCCAAATAGTTTTATCGCCATATTGATTTCCTAAAAAAATGGGGGCGTAATAGCCCCCATTTGTGTATGATTGACTATTACGCAACTATTTATATCATTGCGTATACATCAATTTATCGTGATGATGTGACTGACGCAGGCGCGCTTGCATCTCCATTTTCACTTGTACCACCAACATCCATGTGGGTGTATTGGAAAGTAATCGTAAATTCTTGGATAGCATCAGTTGAATCATAAGATAGGTCGATTGCAGAAACATCGGTAGGAAATGCGTTGAACAGAGTATAAATTCTGCTAACGCTACCATCACCTCTATAGTGATGAATATCAATATTTGCTCTGTAATCGTTTTCGTTATCTCTTAGAGCGCGTTCGCCATCTGGATTATTGATGATGCCCATCCATTCATCCATGATTTTACGCATGTGCTGTTTTTCATCGTTAATTACTGTAACGGTCCAATCTGCAAATGCTCTGTCACCAGGAACCTTAACTCTTCTTCCTCTGAAAGGAACTTCAATAACACCGATTGACATTGCTGGAATTGCCGCAGAACGGCATAGGAAAGAAAATTTACTTTCGTCTCCGAAAATTCCATTAGGGTCAACTAAGTCGTTAGGTGCGGTGAGAAAACAACGGAAGAGATTGGCTCTTGCGCCAGTACCTAGTTTTTCTCTAAATCTAGAAATACTAAAAAGTTCGTCATTTGTGGTTGCCATATCTTTCTTCCCTTACATTATTCTTGTGTTGTGAAGTAGTCAAACGACCAAGTCACAGTAAATTCTTCAATGGTATCTGTAGTATCATATGACAAGTCGATTGTGCTGATATCGCTAGGCCAGCAATGTTCGAGTTTATATGCATACTGCACATTACCCGCTTGATCTAACTGTTCCACAAGCATAGTTGAATATTCTGAAGATAGATCAGAGTCAGTAATTTCTTTAGAGAATGTTTCTTCGTAATTGATTACTGCATATTTTTTCTGAATATCTTCAAGCAACTGGCGAACCTTCTGATTTTTATCATTCAGAATTGTTGTGGTCCATTCAGCAAATGTTCTGTCGCCTGCTACCTTATATCTTCTGCCAGCCATAAATGGGATTTCAATCAATCCCACAGTAGAACCTGGCAATTGAGCAGCCTTACATAAAAAACTAAAGTCTTCTGCTGACGCATTGCCGGTTGTTTGCAATCCTGTTCCGAATGTAGGTGTCACTCGGAACAGGTTGGAACGTGCGCCGGTTCTGATAGCATTAGTCAGACTTGAAATTGTTGTAATTGCCATCTTTATTTTCTCCTTAATCTGTTCCTGTTATTTAGCCGGCGATTTCAGTAAATGTGGCGTTACCTCTTACAGAAACAAAGTTAAGTTGAACGAAGTTGACAGAGCGAACTGGCTGTACGAAGATATCGCAAACAAATTCATTTGCGTTTACAACTGATTCTGGATTGTTTGTTTCATCGCAAACAACACGGAATGCTGTGATACCACGGCGTGCCTGAACACTACGCAGATAAGGAACAACTAGATTTACAAAGTTGTTTCTTGTGATTGCATCATTCTGATCGAACAGAACGTTTTCGGCTGCGTTGCCAATTGTGTTCTGAAGTTCAATGAACAACTTACGAACGTTAATTCTGTTTAGAGAAGTATTCTTAACGGTGAATGTCTTATCACCGAATAGAACTGTTCCTCTACCAACCTGTGTGATAACAGGGTTGATTGCTGACTTGTACAGCAAGTCTCTTTCAGTCTGATTTGGATTGAAAGCAAGGCGAACTAGATTCTGAATGTTACCATTTGTATAACCTGCTGGTGACAGCCATGGCTCACGAACAGAGTCGTTTCTACCGATGCA